AGCGATTTTCACCGATGCGTGGCTTGACATATGCCAACCGTCTGCCAGACAGCAGCTTGATAAACAGAAAACCAGATTCATAAGAGAAGTGAATGCCGTGGGTCTCTGTTTCGGTTTTATCCCGCACAGCTTTGATGGCTGCATTTTCTACATCCCACCACAATTGTACAATGTGTGGAGAAGCAGTTCGCCAGTCCGTCACAATTTGCTTCAGTTCTGCATCGGACATTTCCGATCCACCCATGGCTTTCATTGCTCCGACCGATCCGCCGTAGCCGCATGCCAATTCTGCGACCTTGCCTTTCTGCCGAAGATGCCCGTTGATGCCATGCTTGACTACTGGCACACCGAAAATCTTAGATGCTGATGCACAGTAGATGTCCTTGCCCTCTGCGAACGCCTGCATTCGCCACGTTTCACCGGCAAGCCACGCAATCACTCTTGCTTCAATCGCCGAGAAATCTGCCACGAGGAATTTGTAGCCGGGCTTTGGCACGAACGCCGTCCGAATCAGCTGTGAGAGCGTGTCCGGAACATCTTCATACAGCAGTTCTACCGCCTCTAAATCACCAGACTTCACAAGCTTCCGTGCATCTTCCAAATCGGGAAGATGATTCTGCGGCAGGTTTTGCAGCTGAATGATACGACCAGCCTCGCGCCCCGTACGGTTCGCTCCGTAGAACTGAAACATTCCTCTTGCACGACCATCCGAGCAGACGGCATTCTGCATAGCTTGATATTTTTTGACCGAGGATTTTGATACTTGTTGTCGCAGTAACAACACGGTTCGCAAGTCCGGCGAAGCGTTTTTCAGCTGTTCCTGTACTTCTTTTTTGCCCAACGATTCTAACTCCAGTCCGTGTTCTGCCAGCCATTGTTTCATTTGCTGAACAGAGTTCGGATTGTCCAAGTCGGTCAGATCTTTCAGTTGATGCAGCAGCTTGTCTTTCGTGAGCGAGTCCATGCGGATTGCCTGTTGCACCAACTGTAAATCCAGTTGTATTCCTCGATCGTTGACGTTCTGGTCAAGATCGTACCCTCGCCAGACAAATTCCGGCACAGGAAACCGAGCAATTTTTTGTTCAATCGCTTGTTCCGTCTCCACATCCCGTTGGTTGTATGCCCGAAAGACGCTCCACTTCTTTGGAGCATCGGCAGGTGCATGAAACACCGGAATGCCATTTACATGGTCATACGGCACGCAGAAATAGCGAATCAGGGCTTTCCCCTCGGACATTTTTTGTTGCTGTAACTGTAGAACTGCTCCCACGCCGGCAAGGCTCAGCGGCAAGCCCAGATAGGCAACTGCCACCATCGTACACCGCCATGCTTTCGGGTTTAGATAGTTGCCGCAGGCATCCTCCGGTGAGCCGTAGGAGACGAACCGTTCCGGGTAGTTTCGCCGCAGCCAGACCGACAGGCAGACCCGTTCAAAGCTGGCGTTGAAAGCGTGTTTCTGGATGCGGTCATCCGTCAGAGCGTTCAAGATTTCTTCCGGCAGCTGTTCGCCGCAGGCAAGGTCAACTACCTTCACTGGGGCATCGTCCACGGAATATGCAAAAAGCAGAATATCAAAATACGGGGAATCCGCATAGCGGTAAACCCCGGCTTTTGTAATATCCACATCACTTTTTGTTTCTAAGTCAATCATCAATTTTTGCATTGTTACACCTATTACCCACCCGAACAGATACTCCGTCAGTCGCCCACCCGACATTTTTGCTTACTTGTGATTCTTGAAATGATCAATCAGTGCAGCAACGGAAATTGCTGCCCAACAGAACATTGAAATGCACCAAAGAACCGCAATAATAACGGAAAGAATTGCCTCCATTTTTCTCACCGTTCTTATTACTAAATTGCCATTTTAGTTAATCAAGGAAGTCGTCACTTTCAAGAGCATCGAAATCATCAGCAGCATTGGTATGTCCACTAAGCGGTTCACCATCCCGTACCTTCTGAATATTGCCCAAACCGCAGGCAATGCCCTTATTTCCGTTGCTGTTAAACGCATAGAATGTTACTGCAACTCTTGCATAGCAGCCACTGTAGACCTCATTCTGATCGAGAATCGGCTGTACCTGCTGGTCAACGATCTGCGGAGGAGTAGTGCTATTTGCATTGACAAAATAGCAGTCTTTGTACACTTCATCCTCCGGACGTTCTGCATCGCCATCTCTCAGCGGCAACTTCAGAGCAGCCTTACTCGGCTTCTTTCCTCCGAACTTTCCAATGCCATCTTCAATGGCAGCATCAATTGCAGTCTGAATTTTTGCAAGAGTTGCCTTATCAGACTTCGGAATCAGCAAGGAAACACTATACTTTGCAGCACTGCCTTTGATGGATTTCGGTTCCCAGATGTTTGCGTAACTCAAACGCACAGTTCCTGTAATCACTTTTGTTTTTCTTTCGTTTGCCATTTATTTTTCCTCCTGTATTGTTTCAAAATCTTTTTCTGCGGAATTCCAAGTCGGTCGCTTGTCCGAAATTGGTACAAGTGCAGGCTTACCCGGCGGTTTGTATGTGAAATCCCCAAGAATTTCATCAAACTTTTTCTTTCCGCCAAGCAGCTTTGTCATTGCGGTAATTCCCAGCAGTTCCGGTTCATTGTATGGATTTTTCCCATAGGACTTGACCTTTTCAATGACTTTTGCCTCATCGGTATACTTTCGATTCGACCGACCTTCCACAACTTTGTACCCATTCCACTGTTTGCCGGAAATTGCTCGCTGCAAAGCATATTCCTTGATATCGGATGCCCATGAAACCAATTGATCGGCTTTTTCCAATACTGCCTCGATTTCAGTATCCACCAGCATTTCCGGGGGAGCAAAGTCATACTGTGCCAGCTGAAGATTGTATTCTGCACGTTTTCGGCAAGTTGCCTTCACTTTACAAAACCGACAGTGTTCACCAGCACAGAAATCTCCCTCGCCTTTGGATGCAAGTTCTGCTTTCGTTTTCAATTCTGTTTCTGCCCAATGCAACAGTTCAGAAATAGGCATAACGCATTCACTAACGCTCTGGATTCTCGGCTGAAAAATCACCATCCGGATTTCTGCAATGTCATAAAGGGCATCAAATAGCTGCAATGCACCCAGAGCATACAGCATCATCTGCGAGTTGTGATCAGCAGATACTGCTACGCCCTTACCATACTTAAAGTCAATGACAGTCAGGACATCATCTGCAACAATCACACAGTCGCCCGTACCAAAACCGCTGGGAACATATCGGCTGAAATCCAAACGCTGTTCCACTAAAACAATCGGTTCTTGCAGATTTGCCAGCTGTTCGGCAATGTACTGAGCATAGCTGTCCGTGCAGTCTTCCATTTCTGCATCGTAGAAGTCTAAGTTCTCCGTGGGATTAGATGCCGGATTGCCAAGCAGCTTTTGCACTTTGTACTCTGCCAACTCGTGGGCACACGTGCCTTCCAAGGCGTAGTCTGTCACGGTATCCGGCAGGGCAGCACAAAGCTGTGCGGATGGCGGACACGCCAGCCAACGAGCACTGGATGAAGCAGAAAGCACTGCGTGTAAACGGTTTGCATGATCGTTAAGTTCCAATCTGCTTCGCCTCCTCTAACAAGACCGCATATTCTTCTGGAGAAACACCAGACAGCTTTGATGCCCCGTGTTTCTGAAGCAGTGCCTTTACTGAATCTGTAAAGCCAGAACGTGACTTTTCTGCCAGTACCGCTCGAATCTCAGAAATAGAAACAGTCGGCGTATCTTTCACAGACACCGGCTTCTGTACAGCCTCCGTATTGCCTTCTTCCGGCGGATATACCTGCTCAAATGTCTGGACTTCCCGTTCTGTCATGGTTTCCGCCATAGCTTCCAATTTGTCTGCCAATTGACGGATTACATGAATCACATCCAGTAATGTTGTAGGTTCTCTACTCATTTTCTTTGACCTTCTTTCTTAGCATTTTTGATGGGAATTAGAAACACGCCATCATGCACCACCTCCTTCCATAAATGCAGTCGAAAAAATCAGCATAAAATCGAACCCCATCAGTAGAAAAATCAAAATTTTTTCTTGATTTGGGCTTTGATTTTCATCATACGATGCCGAATTGCCGTTTCCGATACGCCTTCTTCTCTTGCTACCTGTGTCATAGGATTTTCTTCCACGACCACTCTGCGATAGGTATCCTGCTGCTTCGGCGTAAGACTGGACACAACCTCATGCAAACGCTGGATTTCCAAAGATTCCACTTCAGTATCGACAGGTTTTGCACAATGTTGTTTCACCTTTCGCTGCTTCAGATTACGATACACCTCACGGTCATCCAACTTGTGCAAAAAGTCGATGATTTCAGGGCTTACACCCTGTTCTCCCGGATGCAGCACAGCGACTGTTCCATCTGCAAAGCGATAGACATAAACAGATCTGGCTGCTGTTCTTGTTTTACGAAATTTCATATACATATACATGACTCCTTTCTGATTGATAGAAGTCAGCTTGCAAAAAAACTCAAGTGAAGTCAAGTATATGAAACAAAAATAGCCGAACAGCATATAAAACAGTCGTCTCATATACTATCCGGCTATTTAGTAGTCAAATCACTCCGTTGCTCGGTATATTATCTATCTCTTATCAGCCATGCACATCTCGGATCGGCAGGAAACTTTCACGATGTTCCGGCAGTTTGGGCATTTCAGTTCAATAATCACTGGAATTTTAGGTAGCACAGAAATATCAAAGGCACGTTTCCCACATCTCGGACACTTCATCTTATACACCTGCTCACACCTCCAATATCAGTTCACTGTATGGCAGTGATTCTGCCCACTTGTAAAATCCAAACCACTCATCCAGCTTATGATGTTTTCTTGCTTGACAAGCGTTTCGCAATACTTCGTAGTTTAGTACTACGGTTCTACGTTGATTATAACTGGACGGGAGCAGCTGAATCATTTGCCACCAGTAAATATTCTTTTTAGTTTCCAGATATGTTTCTCGTGCCTTGTTGAGGGCTTTAATCGTGTACATAAAATCTTTGAGAAATTCTGTTCCTTCTTCAGCACCATTAAACAGATGTTCGCACGAAAAGTCATCCAATGTAAATTCTTGCTCTGCAATTTTATGCATTGTAGAGCAAGAATCAGTAACCGTTCCGACTTTGTACGTATCAAACTGTTTCCACCAATAAAGAGGGGCAATTATATCACAACTTACTGTAATCATTCGCATAAACTTCCGATGATCGGTACCTGCCTTGACTAATTTTTGCATTAAAGCCATATCGTTATCCCCAATACAAAACGGATTTTTTCCCAAATCGCTCCATGCCCAGCCACAATGAGAGCAACCCAAATTGTTGCATTTGGTTGTTATGGGTTCCTTGCAATAACAACTATCCGACTTTTCCCAACTATTCATCGGATTTCGCATTCCCCGTATGGCCGCTTCCCATCCATACACCTCTGTGTTTTCGACTTTTATCATGCCAATCCCTCCATAAATGCCGCCATGACCGCCTTTGCCACTGCATCCGCTGTTTCATCAAATTGAATCAAACACCGCTTAAACAATTCAGTCTTGAAAGATGCCATCGTGCGATCGTCCATTGCACCTTTTTCCCGCAGTTCCAAAAGTTGCTCGTTCGTAAGCATTGACCATAGCAGTTCTAATGTTTCATCGCTCATTTCCAATTACTCCTTTTCATATTCTAATTTAATCAGACGCTTTATCGCTGCTAAAGCTGTGTCAATTGCCGCAACATCAAGGCAAAAAGCGTTATCTTCTTCGTCTTCAAAATCAGCTGCAAAGCCCTCACGGTCGCAACGTAAGTCTTCCAACTGTTCGATTGCACTTATCAAGTTTTCAATTGACTGCTGGTCTTGGGTTTCAAAGTCACCTTCGTAGCCAACTGAACTTCCATCTTCGCAAATTGCAACCGCTGTTACATCATGCTTAACAGCAACTGCAGCAACAGTCATGTGGATTTCTTCCGATTCGGTGCATTTGGTTCCGATAAATGACATTGATACCGCATCTGCATATTTGTCATCAATCTCAACAATCAGCTTTTTCATGATTTCCCTCCTGTTTTATTTCCATTAGTTTTTCCATGTACCACTTTCTTCAGATTTTTGCAGCGTTTTATAAAATCAGCTCTTTAGCTTAAGCACTTCAATTCTTTTTCGACCTCATACGAACTTTTGTAAGGGCGATTTTCTCTTGTCCACCTGTCTGAATCATAATAACAAGTTTCCAGTCTATCTTCATAAGCATAGTGCTTGACATAAATCAACGTCCAGTGATTTCCACATATCCACTGGTCAACTTCATATGTCAGATAATCCCACACATATTCGTCTTTTCGGGCGTTTTCAACACTTCCCTGAAAAATTTCTACACACTGGTCATAAGCATTTCTTGCATAAATGAGGACTTGTCCGTAGTATGAGGTATTAGCCAACATCTCATGAAGAATCATCTTTCTTTTACCTCCTGATTTAACTCCATCAATTTTCCCATGTACCACTCCGCCTTTTCTATATCTTCCGGTCCATTTTTCCGACTTGCACGAAAACGGTATTTATATACGTTGCACATACAGAAATGGCGAACAGCATCTACGCCAAACAATGCGATCATCTCATCAATACACTCATACTTTCCTTGATAGTGAAATGGATGATTCACATTATCCGGACTCGGATGAAGCCCGATACTTTCCTTACACATTTTCTCATTCACCACCTTTCAGTTCTTTCTGACAGAAACCAGAACAGCATATTCCCTCATCTGTTATCTGTATTGTTTTCTGCCCTGTATTCTCGCAAACAATGCCACCCTGTTTCTGCGTAATAACCGCAGCAGGTGTCCGAATGACTCTTGTGTTTTTGGACTGGTTTGCATATTTGCAGTTTACACAATCGTTCATTCTGCCTGTCCCCATTCAAAAATTTCTCCAGTTGGTTTCTCATTGCTCCACCGCAATTTTCCATCTCTTGTTGCAAACCAGATATTTTCTTTCGGAATCATTCCGAAAATCCCATACAACGCTTTTTCAATCTCACTTGCATTGTTAAAGTCACGAAATACATTCAACTCTGTCGGACGATCTCCGGTTCGATCTGTCAAATGATGCTCTTCGCAAGCCTGCAAAAAGGCATCAGTGTTAGAACTGTTCGTCTGTACCCATACGTCACCGGAAATAAACCTGTCCCAATCAAAAGCCGTTTCCGGTGCAGAACCCATACAATCAAGCAGCCGCTCCAAAGCCAATTTTGCACCAAAGGCAAAATCAAAATCATCCTCCGGACAGCACCTTGCAGTGCTTGCGTTTACTTTCTTGCCGTTAACATACTGTGTAGCCATCACTGCGTTCCCATTTTGCAAAATGACAACCTTTGTTTCTTTTTCAATCTTCATTATTTTTGCTCCTTTCATTGAACGGTTGAGGCAGTGACATCCAAGCCAACACCTCATAATTTTCGTCTTCATCAGTTATTTCAAGAATCTTTGAGTAATCCCAAAACTGCCAGTAGTTATTGCCACGCTGCCCATAGTATGTATTACTAAAATCCGTGCATCTGTTTCGGACCGTTATCAATACTTCAGTAAACAGCTTCGGAAGGGAATCTCTCACGCTTATCCAGCCCAATCTTCTATCCCTCCATATATGCCATACTTTTTTCGCAGATCATTGCAGTACCTTTTCAAATCGATGGCATTCATCGTCAATGCAGCGTAGTACGGCGTAAGAATTTCACGCTCAATCGACCGAATTCTACCGATAGATTCCGGACTACCGTCATACTTTTCCAATGCTCTCCGATAAGCAGAGAACTCACTCCTCAGAATTTCTGCAGCCAAGCGAACATATCCATTGTCAACGGAACCACAGCTTTCCTTTGGGTCACAGTTGACGGGAGTTTCAATTCTCTCACGTTTTAGTTTCTCACGATACTGTTTTTGGTAGGAAAGTACCTCTTTCCGTCTCTGCTGGTATCGTTCTTTGCTACGTTCAGATCTGCAAGCTGCACAAATACGATGAATTTTTCTCCGTTCACCAGTTTGTTTGTTGCGGTCAACAAACTCCCAGAGTGGTTTTTCTGCACCGCATTGTCTACAGATTCTATTCATGTTGTAACCGCCTTTCTGCCATTACAGCAGTTCCTTATCCAAATCAATACCATACTTTTCTTTCAAGTATGTAAGACAGTCCAGCGTAGAATACTGATGGTTCAAAATCCCGACCCCGTCCATTAGCTTGAAATGGTCTTTTACGCCATCCAAAACAGACCGCAGTCGCTTTTCTCCAAATCCGAACTCTTTATTGAGTTCCACCATACAAACGGACATAAACTGGGGAAGAACATCTTGAATTACCGATTCATAAATCTGATCTTTCTTTTTCTGATATTCTTCCTCAACCCTTTGACGGATTTCGCTTTCTCCGATTGTGATAAGCCTTGCTTTCATTTTGTGACCTCCATTCTTACCCCTTAGCAACTTCTACCCCAGTGGGGCAGAAGTTCGGGGACGAATTTAACTATTTTGTGCTTCTGGATGTCTGCATTGCATTGCATGCTGTATTAACCGAAGCATGGAATCTTTTCCGAGTTGCGACTCCATTTTAGACCACTCCCCGCGGGCAACCGCTCGCTCAAAGTCTGACATCGTTTTCTGGTTCAGCCGATGCAAGCAGTTCTGTATTTCCTCCGGCATAGAAACAGGAGCAGGCTTTGTCTTTGCGGGCTGCTGCAGCACCGTTTCAAGGGTTGCCTTATCGCAAACCGGACCGCCGGCGAACGCCTGCCGCAGAGCCTTTGCACGTTTCTCTGTCAGCAATTTTCTAATAATGGTATAGTTCGTATCTGTGTCTGGTAATTTTTCCAGCATTGTTTCTGCTAACAATGTCTGACCATCCATTGGTAGGAAAGATAACTCTACGCCTGTACGCATTGCAAGCCCTGCATCCACCCATTTTTTTATTTCTGGGTGCAAAGAATTGATGCGAACTAACCGAGTGACAGAATTTCGGCTTAATCCGTATTCGCTGCCAACTTTATCTGCTGTAAGTTTTTTACCATCAGGCTGTTCTAACTCTTGTAATTCTCGGATAATGTCGTTTCGCTTCCCCTGCGAAAACATCTGATCCCGCCTCATGGCAACCACCGCCGCCTGTTCGCTGATTTTAAGATTGTCAAATCCTCGCTGCATGAGGTTGGATTCAATGACATACATTTCCGCCTCTTCTTCTGAGAGATTGCTTTTGACGATTGCCGGAACAGCAGAAAGTCCGGCAAGTTTTGCAGCATTCCAGCGGTTGTGTCCAACCAAAATTTCATAGTCACCCATGCAGGGACGAACGACCAGTGGTACAAGAATGCCGTTCTTCTGAATGGAATCCACCATATCTTGCAGGCGTTCGCCCTGATAGAGTTGAAACGGGTGCTTATAATAAGGCACAAGACGTTCCACAGGGATTTGCTGCACTTGATTTTCGTTGCTGCCGAGCATTCCAGTCAAATCAAACGCCATTCCTCACACCCCCCACTTTTGTAATTCTTCCGCAAGTTGTTGATATTCTTCTCCCAGTTTACAGGTAACAGGAATTGCAACTTGCTCTTCCACGCTGCGAGCCGCCATGACACCATGGTGAATCTGTGTACTTAGCACCAAATTGCCATAGCAGTCATAGAGTGTTTGCAGGTTGTTGCGGCTGACCAATGTATGATTGACCATCGTTGGCAGGATGCCGGCAACGCTTAAATCTAAGTTGACGGTTGCCCGTACCTGCCGGACAACATCCAGCAGAGCGGTTAGCCCCGATACGGCGAATTTCTGCACCTGAACGGGAATCAACAGCAAGTCGGCAGCTGTCAGAGCATTCAGCAGCAACACACCCAAAGACGGCAGACAGTCCAGAATCAGGATGTCATAGCTTACCTGAAATGGTTCTAAGACTCGTCTTAGCAGGGTTTCTCTGGAGAGAGCATGTTGCATGGAAAGTTCTGTGGTTGCCAGTTCCAGCGTAGCCGGAATAAAGTCCACGGAAATGGCGGCACAGTGTCCCACTTCCAGGCGGGCAGTTGGCACATTCTGAATGACATCTTGTATGCGAAGTTCCAGCGTACCCATTCCGGCAGCGTCTTCCTCTCGAAAGCCGGCATATTCCGAGCAGTTGCCTTGAGGATCGCAGTCTACCAGCAGCACCCGTTTGCCGTTAGCTGCGAAAGCCGCAGCGAGATTATAAGCGGTAGTTGTTTTCCCAACCCCACCTTTTTGATTTGCGATTGCGATAGTTGTAGCCATGGTGTATACCTCCTGTTATTTGCATGATCAATAGCTTCTCTTTTGATTACCCTTCTAATGTTTGTATGTATCGGAGCAATTGCCGATTGCATTGTTCTAACTTCTGCACTCGATCTCGAAGTAACCTTGCTTCTTTGGACTGCAAGCCCTTATAAACACGTCTTTCATGTAGTTCTTCATACAAAGCTGATGCTTCCGCCTGTTCCTGCCGGAGCGTGTTCAGCTGTTCCACTTGTTTGCAGCGTTTGCGGTAGGCAGCTTTCTGTTCCCGGTGGACTTCTTTTTTGCAGGTCGGGCAGTATTTGAGGGGATTAAATGCGGCATCGCCCAATTCTTTCCGGCTGCCGAGATACTGCCCACAGCATTGACAGTACTTGACATCTTGTGTTTTAAAGTCCAGCATGCTGCATCATCTCCCGAATACAAGCGGTTTCGGCAACCGCTCCCCTGTTCGTTTTGTCCCCGTTTTGTCTGTCGGTTTGTCCTGCCTGTCCCTGCTGTAATTGCCGCAAATCGGCTTGCAGGGAAGTGATGAGGGCATCTCGTTCCTGAGTGGCAAACTGTACGAGGGTTTCTGTCCGGTTGCCGACTGAGCTGGAAACGGTGCGTTGATGTCCGGTTTCGTCCAGATAGGAGATGGCAACCGTTTCCCAGTCGCTGGGGTTCTCTGCTGCAACCTTGAGGTTGGTAATCAGGCGATTCAGTTCTTCAATGCGTTCTCGTTTCTGCTGCACGGCATCCAACTGTGCTTGTATTTGCTGATAGCGAAACGCTGGACGGGTTGCTGCCTGCTCCGCAGCCTTTTGTCTGGCAGCCTGCCGACACTTATGCTGATAGAACCCATAGCATGCAAGCGGGATGCTGTAAAGCAATGCCAACTTTAACAGGTTTTCGTCAAACATTGCTGTCACCCCCTTGACAAATGGGCAGGAATGTGTTATGATAGGGTTGCGATTGTTGGTATGCAGCTTTGTTGTATACTGAGAGAGATCCGCCGCTGAGGGCTTGTCCTTTGGGGGCGGATTTTTCTATTTCCAGTGTGGGAACGGTCTGGGAGAGGCACTCTAAGAATGCTCCGTTTTCTGCCAGCCAATCCGTCGTAGCCGTTGTGCGAGTATGTTTTTTCGGAGCAGAACGCTGCTGGTCTTGCATGCACCATTTTGTGAGCATTGCAAAGTGATTCTGATAGCTGCGGTGTTGTTCTGCCATCCAGCAACTAAAGCTGGTTAAGGTGATGTCGAGCTGTTCGCCGTAAGTTGCTTTTAGCTGATTGTATTCATCCGCTGTTAGAAACACGTTCTGGCAAGCACCAAAGACAAAGCGTTCTGCTTGTGGGCGGAGCGGCTTGCCGCCGTGCTCTCCTCTATCTTTCTGCGTGATATTTCTATCTATACTATTGGGTCTAATTTTTTGACTGGGGGCGTTCAAAAATTTTGACCGGGGGCATTCTAATTTTTTGACTCCGGGGGTAAAAAAATTTGCCTCCTTGTGAGAGGTTTCAGCATGGTTTTCAACAGTTTCAACACTCTGCTGAAAATTGCTATCACGAGCCAAAATCTCTGGAGCAGCGGTGTAGTGATTCCGGACACCGCCGTCCTTTGCTCGAATTTGCTCTTTGCGGATGTAGTGCTTTTCCTCTAAAGCCTGTAACGCATTCAGAACGGTTTGCTTTGTGCAGCCTGTTGCTTCAGCGAGATATTGCAAGCTGCCGGAGCAGGCTTTTTCTTTCCGAGAAAAGCCATAGATAACGGCAAACACTTGCAGCTTTGTTCCTTTTAGTTTGAGTTGGTTCAACATCCAACCGTAAACGGTATAGTAATTTCCGTCTTTCATCTTTCCTCATCCACCTTTCTGATTTGGAGTAATTCCACTCGTTCCCCATTCAGCAACTCATGAAACCGTTCACGAGCATCCTTTTCATTTTCTGCGAGTACCGTATAAATTCGCTCTACTCCCATGTCCGAAAGATAGCAGCAAAATTCATACTTTTCTGTAGCCCGCACAATAACCCTTTTGTTGTTCTCCATAGTGATTCACTCCTAACATTTATTTTACTTTTCAGGATGAAAAGTAAGTTGGATGTCGCTGATACGCTCAACGACTCAGAAGCGTGTTGCAATCGCTATCTGTAACGGGAAGCATGATTTTCCAGTCATGAAAACGTGCAGCCACCGATGCACGGTTTTAAAGTCAGCCGCCACCGTTGCTTTACATCCACGGTCTACGGATTGCTGGCAGGCTTGGGTCGGGATACGCTCCCGACGGGCATTGTTAGGTAATCACCTATGGCATTCGGGGAGGGTTAAACCCCGTGGGATGCAGTTCCATTTTCTTTCGGGAGGATACTGCTCAAAGCCTCCATTCGGTTCTTGTAAACGATAATCGGACTGCCATCGGCGTCTGCTTTCGCATATTCCACTTTTGTTGTAAGTACGCACTGTGATTGGCAAATGCTCTTTTGGCAAGTCACATTTTTACTGGGGTCGCACAAGTATAACGCACTTTCTTTCTGATGCTCTTTCAT